TCTTCCTTCCCCCGCCCGCCCCCCCCCCCCCCCCCCGCCCCCCCCGCCGCGGGGGGGGGGGGGGGGCGTCTATCAGTGGCCCTGGCCGGTCGAGGCAACGATGCCGTCCGTGTGCAGGACGGCGCCGCCGGTGACCATGCGGGCGCGGAACTGGATGTCGTCGTTGTCGAACGAACCGGAGGTGGCGCTCAGAGCCCCGCCGCCCAGCGACGTGCCCTGGTTGGCGGCGGCCCGCAGCTCGACGCCCTCCATGCCCATCAGCGTGGTGCGCAGGATGGTGCGCCGCGAGGCGGTGCGGCCCCCGGCCGGGGCCAGGATCCAGTTGGTGTCGCCCTGGGTGGGCCCGCCGAGCAGGCCGACCATGTCGGACTCGACGACCTCCACGCCCGCGGTGGGCGTAGTCGACAGGATCGTCTTGTTCGACGTCGCCCCGGCCGCGTCCTTCTCCTTGTGCTCGATGGACGTCATGGCGGTGACCATGTCCGCCATCGGCTTGAGGGTCGGGGGCACGAGCAGGACGAACTTGGGCACCTGGATGTACCGGCCGTTGACCTTGGTGTGGCGCACCTGCCAGATGGCGGCGCACAGGGCCTCGAAGGTCAGCGGCGAGTTCTTCGGCACGTCGCGCAGCACATAGGCGCCGTCGGCGGTGCGGGCCTGGAGGACCGTGGCGTTGGCGTCGGCGATGATGTTCGTGTTGAAGCCGGGCGCGGCGGCGTCCAGGGAGAACAGGGCGCCGTAGACGGCGGCGTCGACAGTGCGCGAGGCCAGGAACGCGGCGTCCTTGGGGAAGCGGCCGATGATGTTCCAGTTGTCGTTGATGAACGCCTCCCAGGACATCTGGAGGCGCACACCCTCCTTGTGCACCTCCACCCAGCGTCCGGAGGCCCGGTACCCGAATGTCGGGTAGGGGGTGAGCTCGGGGATGCGCGGCATCGTCTGGGGGACGACGACCTCGCCCCCGTTGTCGCGCAGGAGCGTGGCGTCGATGTCGTGGTCGAGCTCGTAGAGCTGGGTGGGGCGGAAGGAGGGCAGTGCCTCAGTGGAGGCGAACTTCTCCCACGTGGTGGTCTGCTCGGCGTACTGGCTCTCGAAGGCGCCCTGGGCGACGGAGGTGAACCAGCCCGCGACCATGTCGGAGGTGACGGCCTCGGTGACCCTGGGCGCCAGGCCGAGGGTCATCATGACGGTCTCCTTGACGACGCCCTGAGAGGAGGGCACGCCCTTGAGGGCGAGGTCGAGGTGGTGGGCGAACTCGTTGCGGTTCTCGCAGATCCTGCCCTGAATCATGGTGTTTCTCCCTGCTCCGGCCGTCAGCGGGCGGTCGGGTCGAAGATGACGGGCACGACGTGCTCCGCCCCCTGCGCGGGCAGGGCGTTGTACAGGTATCCGACCTGGAAGCCGTCGGCCCCCTTGGTCGTGGTGATGGCGTGGCGTCCGTCGGTGAGCTTCTCGGCGTAGACGGGGGAGCCGACCTTGACGGCGCCGGTGTGCTTGACGCTCATCTTGAACACGCCGCCCTTGATGCGCACGGAGGCGTAGCCGGGGGCGTTGAAGCCGCCGGTGGGCTTGGTGGCGGGGATGTAGGTGCCGCCCGCGTCCTCGACGGCCTTGACGGCCTTCTTGATCTCCTCGGGGGTGGCGGCGATCTCGGTGACGAGGAGGCCGACGATGCTGCCGACCTTGACGATGTCGCCGATGTGGCTGTGGCTGTAGTCGGTCCTGTTGACGGGCAGGGAGAGGGTGTCGGTGTACTCGAAGACCTGGATGTCGGAGATCTTCCGACCGCCGAACTCGTTGATTCCGATCATGGTGCGCGTCCTCCTTCGCTCACTTGGCCCAGGAGGTGACCTGGACGTCGTCGCCGCCGGTCTTGGCCGCACCGTCCTCGCGAACGACAGGCGCGGGGGCGATGGCCTTGATGTAGGCGCGCTCGGCCTCGATGGCGTCGTCGACACCGGCGCCGCGCTTGACGGCCTCCATGACGCGGGCCCGAGCCTGGCTCGGAAGGTCCTGCGCCTCAGCGATCTTGGCGGCGGCCTCGTAGGGGTCGACGGCGGGCGCCTCGACCTTCTTGGTCTCGGCGACCTTCTTCTCCTGGTCCGCCGCGAGCATGGTGGCGGCCTCCTTGATGGCGGCGGGCATGGCGGCCGCGACGGCCTCCGACACCGCCTTAACGATCTCCTCCGGCTTCACGGCCTGTTCCTCCTGAACATTGGTGTTGGTGGGGTTGGAAGGGGTAGGGGGGTTCTTGACGCGCCAGCGGCCGTCGGATTCCAGGACCTCCAGGACGGCGCCCTTGGCCCCGGCCCTGGTGACGAAGTCGACGGACTGGATTCCGGCGAGGACGGGCACAACGCCGTCGGGCCCTATTTCCTCAACGGACCAGCCGTTGATCGACACGCCGATGTCGGCCCACCGTTCGCGGATGATCCCGTTGACGGAGGGGTAGACCTTGATGTCGGCCTCCAGTGACCCGTCGGGCATGATCTCGGCCCCGGATTCGAAGACCCCGGCGAGGTCGCGCACCGAGCGCTCGGGGCGCTCCCAGTCCTCGGTCATCGTCTGGTGGTCGAAGAACATGTGGGTGCCCGGTACGAACAGGGGCGCGGATTCGGCGAGGTTGGGGGCGGTGTACATGCCGGTGGATCCGCGTCCGGGCGCGATGATGCGGATGCGATACCGTCCGGCGCCGTCGTCCTTCTCGCCCGGCTTCTTGGCCTCCAGCAGGGCGCTGCCCTGGTTGAGGCGGAAGTAGGTTCGCGTCATGTTTGTCCTCCCGGTGAACTAATATACCGCGCCATGCATCAGGCGTTGGTCGTCTTGCCCTCGCCGTCGCGAGAGGAGTTCGTCCCGTCGGACAGTGGGCCGACCCCGGTGTTGCCGTCGTCCTTGCCCTGGTCCTCCTCGTCGTTGAACTGCTGCGGCTGCGGGGCCGACAGGTCCTCCCAGTCGGGCAGTGTCGACACCGGCTTGGCATTGACCGGAGCGAAGCGACGCAGGAACAGCTCACGGGCCTCGACGCGATGCAGGATGCCGTTCTGAAGGCCGAGCGTGACGACCTGGCCCCAGCGCTGGATGAGATCGTTGGACAGGGGCGCCAGGTCCACCTCGGTCTTGAACCCGGCGGCCCGCAGGACCCTCCGAACAAGATCCTTGTGCACTTGCCTCCTGAGCTCCAGGGCCTTGAACGTGGGCTCCTCCAGGGCGGTCTCGGCGCCCTGGCGTCCTCCGGCGGAGCCGTCGGTGAGCAGGACGGACAGGGGCACGTCGAGGGCGGCGGCGACCATGGCGGCCAGGGGCGTCCCGGCGGAGAACTCGATCCCGGCCCCGGCCTTCGACACGGCCAGGAGGTCCTGGTCGGCGCCGAGCGAGGCGGTGGCCCCGGTGCCCTGGAGGGTGGACATCTTGTCGATGACGGCCTGCTGCTGGGCGGTGGTGGTGGACTTGACCTTGAAGGCGACGCGGGCGAGAGCCTTGGCCAGGACGTGGCCGGCCTCCAGATACTCCTTGTAGGCCTGGGCCCAGTACACGGCGCCCATGAGGTCGGGCTTGCCCCACTGCTCCCCGGCGAGGCGGTTGACGCAAGCCACAACGAGCACGTCGGTCTTGTTGGTCTTGTAGCCGCCCTGGTCGACGACGTCGACACGGGGCTTGCCGTCGAGGATGACCCACTCGGGGTCGGGGAGGGTGGCCCGTGAGGGGTCCTCCAGGGGCACGGGGGTGATGAGCAGGGCGTGGATGTCGGCCTCGTCGAGGGCGTCCTCGGCCCGGGCGACTCCCTGCACGCGGGTGATGGGCACGGGCGCCACGTTCCCGCCGGGCGACACCCGGTAGATGACCATGCCGTCGGTGTTGAAGGCGGCCTCGTCGCGGACCCTGGCCTCCCGTCCGAGGAGGACGGCGTCGAGCCTCTCCTTGGCCCGCTTGGGAATCTTGCGGGGTTCGGGCACGTCCGTCCACATGTAGGCGTTGCGAATGTTGATGCCGCGCTTGACGATGGTGTTGTAGGTGGCCAGACGCCGTGAGCGGATGGAGTGCTCCTTGATGACGCTCAGGGGCACGAGGTCGGATGCGCGTCCAGAGGGGTCGTACCAGCCGACGTCCTCCTTCATGAGGGATGCCCGGGTCAGGGCGTCGGCCGTGTCGGAGAACGCCCGGGCGGCGGACTCCATGGCCGCTTCGATGCGCCCGTCGGATCCGAACCGTTCCAGCCACCGGGTGACGCCCACGGCCCCTCCTTGTTCCTCTTCCCGCTCACATTGTTTGTTACGCGGCAATACTATCTCGTCACGCCGGGGCGAAGGACCACGCCTCGTTGCCCCACTCGTCGATGATCAGGCTCTCGTCGACACGGGGCCCTGCGGCGGTGTCCAGGGTGAGTTCGAGGATCGGGTCCTTGCCGCCGCCGTCGATGACCTCGGCGGGCATGGAGGCGTAGCAGATGGCGTCGATGGTGTCGGGCGAGGATTCGCCGCGCCGCTTGAGCGAGTCCTTGGATTCGATGAGCAGGGCGGTTCCCCGGTACTCGTACTTGATGGTGCGGAACTCGTCGTACAGGCCGCGGGCGCGCTCGTCGGAGGTGTCCTCCGGGGGGATGGCCAGGGCGCCCTCGTTGATGAGCTCCGACACCGAGTCGTACATGGCGGCCCGGAAGTTGTACCACTTGAGCTTATTGGGCGACGCGGCGTTGCCGACGATCCAGCGCACGAGGGTGCCTTCGGGCAGGTGGTTGTCGAGGACGGCCTGCACACCCCGACCCACGCCGACGGCGTCGATGCGGATCTCGTCGACACCGCCCAGCTCCTTGACCCGCTGTCCGATGAGCCTGGCGAGTCTGTTGCCGTCGTAGCCCTTGACCTTGTCGAGAATCGACACGCGCCCGCCCCGGTTGAGGGCGATGACGGAGTAGTCGCCGGTGATGGACAGGCCGACGTCGACGCCGAGGACCGTCCGGTCGTCGTGCTCTTCGAAGTCTGTATATTCATTCATCGACACGAGTACTCGTCCGAGGTTGAACAGGCCGTCCTCGCCGACGTCGGGGAACTGTGCGAGGACCTTGGCCTGCCAGCGGGGGTCGGTCTCGCCCCAGCGCACGCGGGCGTCCTCGACCCATTCCTTCTGGAGGAGGTTGGTGCGGGCCCTCTCGGGCACGTCCTCGCCGGTGAAGTTGGGGCTGTCGAAGGCCGACACCGTGATCAGGTTCCAGCGCCGGTCCTCGGGCGCCTTCTTGGATTCCTCGCGCCAGACCTTGGCCATGTAGGAGCCGGGGTCGTCGGGGTTGGCGATGGCCAGGATGCGGGCGTTGGCGTTGGTGGTGATGGCTTCGACGGAGGTGAAGATCGACTCGGGCACGCCTCCGGCCTCGTCGACGACGACGAGCACGTTGGTGGCGTGGATGCCCTGGAAGGTGGACTCGTCGTAGTCTGAGGGCTTGCGCCCGAAGGCGGTGGGGGTCTTGTATCCGGGGAAGGTCCAGGACGCCTTGGCGGTGATGTTGCCGGGCATGTCGGCCTTCTGGCGGACTTCGTCGACGTAACCCCACATGACGTTGGCGACCTGGTTCCAGGAGGGGGCGGTGGTGATGACGCGGGTCTCGGTCGGTGCTACGCTTTTTGTATCTAACCACCAACCGATGATCCTGGAGGCAACGAAAGACTTGCCCGTGCCATGCGCCGAGGCGACCATGGTTCGTTTGTTCTCTACAACAGAGCGGACGATCTCCCGCTGCTTGGACCACAGGAACTCGCCCAGGCGCTCCTCCACCCAGGCCACCGGATCCCTCGACAGGCGCTCCGCCCGGGCCCCCTCGCCGAACGAGGCGGCAACCGCCTTGAAGTCGATGACGGGCATCTCAGAGCTCCATCGGCGCGGTGGCCTCAAGGATCTCAGCGCTGGCCTGCGTAGCCTGCGCCAGCCACTCCTCGCGCCGCTCCTCCAGCTCCTCGCGCCCCGCGATCGTGAGCATCGGCCGAAGCCTCGCCTCCATGGCCTCGACGACGGAGCGGGTGAAGGAGACGATGACCTCCACCTGCTTGGTCTCGATGACCCGCACCTCGGTCTGGATCCGGGTCTTCTTCAGGCCCATCAGCTCGCTGGTCTGGTCGATGGCCTTGAGGATCGAGTCGAAGTACTTGGGGTCGCCCTCCGGGTTGGCCAGGAGGGCGGACTGCACACGGGCGTCGAGCATGCCCAGCACCCGGTCGAGCCGGGCCATCTGCTTCATGAGGCGGGCGTGCTCGGAGAGCATGGCCTGCCCCGTGTAGTAGTCCTCCTCGATGCGGAAGACCTGGGCTTCGCTCAGCCCCGCCTGGTGGGCGACATCGCCCCGAGTGCCGCCCTTGAGGAGCGCGTTGACGACCAGGTTCCGCTTGGCCTCGTCGACCTGCCTGTCGGTCACGCTCCTGCGGGCCACGACGCCCTCGGTGGGGGGCGGTGCGTCGACGACGCGCTTAATGGCGGCCCGCGCGTTCGATGGCGTCTTCGTGGGCCTGGACTGCGACCCGGTCCGCCGTGGCTTCGAGCTCGGTGAGGAATCCACTAAGCCTTTCATCGTCCACCCTTCCCTTCCAGTGAACTCCGGCCACGAGGCCGAGGGCGAATCCTGTGAGCAGCGCTATGATCGCGACGGCGACGAGCATCAGGAGGAGCCCTTCATGGCGGCGCGGCGAAGGAGCGCGAGCTGTCCCTCGGTGAGTGCCGCACCCAGATTCAGGCTTCCCGCGCGAACCTTGTCGGCCGAGATGGTGTCGATATGGAGCCGGGGGTCGTCCGGAAGCAGCGTGTCGGCCTGAATCTTGCTGTGGTTCCATTCCATGGTCCGAGTATAGGACAACCCCCGGCGCTGTCCGCAAGCGCCGGGGGTTGGAGGGTATGCCATCCTCGTGGAGTAAGCCTATCCGCCCTCAGGAGCCCTCGTCAAGCCCCGGTGCTGAACCCGAACCGGTTGGCCCAGGCCCGCAGACCCTCGTCGGTGTCGAGCGAGGGCTCGTCCTCCTCCTGCGGCGGGGCGACGGCGTCGGGCTGGATGACCACGATCTCCTCCCCCTCCTGCGGTGAGGGGGCGGAGGGTGCAGACGGAGTCGCCTGCTCGGTCACGAGGCGCTCGCCGTCGGGGGTGATCGTCCCCTCCCGGCGGGCCTGCGCCTCGTCGGGGTGCTCGTCGGCGCCGGTGAGGACGTCGCGCAGGATAGCGTTGACGTCGAGGTCCTCGAAGTACTCGGTCATCACCAGCAGGTCCTCAAGGTCGATCATGCCCCGGCTGAGGTGTCGGGGCAGGCGGCCCACGGACTCGTACCCCAGAACCCTGCCCGACTCCCGGACTGAGATGCCGTGGTCGAGGATGAACCCGCGCAGAAGGCTCTTGACCCGTCGGACCTGATCCTGGCGACGCAGGGTGTTCTCCGAGACCTCCCCGTGGGCGATCTGCGACCTGCGCTCCCTGGCCTTGGCGAGGATCTCATCGCGCTTCTCGTCTCGCTTGCTCATGTTCCGTCTTCCTCTCTTCTCCGGGCCCGTTCCGTCCCGGGCCTCGGTCTCAGTATACTATGCCGCTCAGTTTTCTGCAAGCGAGTGCCCCCGATGTCGTAGACGGTCGACACCGGGGGCGTGCGGGGAAGAGAGATGAGAAGCCCGCCCCAGCAGGGTACTACACCTTCAGCCCGGCCACGAGGTCGGCGCGCGACGTGATGCACCCCGCCGCCCCCTTGCGAGCGCCCTCCGCGGCTTGGGCCACCGTGGCGGGGATGTGGGCGATGACCGGCTTCTTGGTGGCCACCAGTGGCGTCCACACGTCGTCGGCGGCGTTCCACTCCATCGACAGGAAGTCCAGGTTCGTCGCCTGCACGAAGTCCGGATACCAGGTCTGACCCCGGTTGCGGGCGTACGCGTACCCCCAGGTGGCCCACCCGGCCTGCCTGACCTTGGCGAACAACCACCCGGCGTCGGCGAACGCCTTGATGACGACACGGTCCTTGTACGGCGCGAGGATGGCCAGGTACTCGTCCGACCGGGCCATCTCCGTCTTGGGGTCGAAGATCGTCACGTGCGTTGCACCGTAGGTCGCCAGATAGTCCTTCAGAGTCACCGGAAGGGCCTCGGGGCGTCCGGCGAAGGCCGACTGGACCTGAGCCCAGGTCATGTTCTTGATGGGCGTTGACGGGCCTCCCAGGCGCTCCAGCGTGGAGTCGTGCGAGGCGAACCACACCCCGTCGGAGGTCCGGTGGCAGGAGATCTCCAGGGCGTCGACACCGCACTCCACCGCCCTCGTGTAGGCGGCCATGGTGTGCTCCACGACATCCCCGGCCCCGCTCATGCCCCGGTGCCCGACGACGATCCCCGCCTTGCGCTCCTTGAGCGCCGACACGGACCGAGCCCCGTAGGGCATGATCGACACCCCCGCCCGGGTCTTCTCCCCGCCGAACCACAGGGGCACCGTCGTCCCGTCGAGGGCCTCACCGCCACCCCCGCCCGCAGCCTCCGTCAAGGCCACCCGCGCCCAGGCGGCCGGGAGGTTCGCCGCCGCGCCGTCGGGCGAGCCGGGTCCCCCCAGCGCAACGCGCATCGCAGACCAGGACTCCGTCGTCGACACGTCCGCCAGCCCGTCGGCGACGATGGCCCCGCCGTCCAGGGTCCAGGCCGCCATCTTGTTGTCCTTGGTGCCGTGGGCGACCGAGGCGAGCAGCTGGGGCTTGTTGGACCCCGTCATGACCGCGGCCCACTGGCCCGCTCCCACGTGGTCGGCGTCAACGCCCGTCAGCACGACGAGCACGGCCCTCTGCCTGGCGGTCCACGCCTTCGTCTTGACCCACCACTCCACGCCGCGGGTGTCGGTGGCGGCCGTCACCTTCCGCGTGGCCACATATCCGGACCGGTTGGTGGCGGGGATCGTGTTCTGCCACGTCCCCGTCCAGCCCGAGGGGATCGGCGAGGGAGACTCGTCGGCCTGGAGCTGGGCGGCCATGATGAGCACGGCCAGGTCGCCGGGCTGGGCGGCGGCGGTGAGGGGGTCTCCGACACCGGCCTGAGCCCGGCCGACGGCGCTGTCGCGCACGACGATGCCCCCCTGAAGGGCGGCCCTCTCCCGCAGCACCATGGTCCCGGAGCGGGTTCCGGCCGGGGCGTGCTCGCCGGTGCGCAGGGTGATGACGGTGCCCGTCCCGGTGAGGGCGGGCAGAAGGCTCTTGAGGGCGTCGGTCTCGGCCCGGGGGGTGAACCGCCTGTCGGCTCCACTGCGCGAGTAGACCTTGTACGCGGTCATAGCTCCTCTCCGTTCGTATATTTATGCAGACGCCGGGGATGTTCATGCATCCCCGGCGTCCCCGCCCGTCCTACCTGGCCGTCACCGTGGCGACGTCGGCGGCCTTGGGGTCGGCGATGGAGGTGAGCACGCTCACCAGCGCCGCCAGGGCCGCCGTAGAGCCCACGGCAACCCAGTTCACCTCGCTCATGAGCGCCGCCGTGCCCAGTGCGCCCAGGGCCGCCTGGGCGAGCGTCTTGACCGCCCGCTCCGCCGCGCCCAGCCAGAACGTCCTCTTCGTGTAGAAACCCACGTGATCCTCCTCGTGTCGACCCCGTCGCCCGTTCGGCAACGACATAATCCTACTTCTTCTCGTCGCGCCCGCCGACGGGCACGTAGCGGCCGAAGGCGAGCAGGTTGCCCACCTCCAGGGAGGAGCCCCGGTTGAACTCCAGCCAGTCCTCCACCTTCGCCCCGGCCCTGGCGAGGATGAACTTGACGTCCTCCAGGGTCCTCTCGTCGGGGATCGGCGAATAGGTGTGCGTGAGCACGCAGTACAGGTACATGGTGCCCTCGTAGGCGAACAGAATATGAGTGACTCTCACGTCCTCGTCTCCCTCCAGCAGATGGATGTTGTCGTCGACGACGCCCCGGCCCCGTGCCGTGAGCGCCCACAGGTCGTCTTCCCCGCCCCGCAGCAGGTTCAGGTCCAGGTCCCCGCCGTAGCCGGACACCCTCCCCGTCCCCGTGTACTGGTGCATGTCGGCCGACCACGACCCGTCCGACCAGGGGGCGTAGTCCCAGCCCACGGGGTCGGAGCTCGCGTACTGGGCGATCCACCGCATCGACCCGGTGGCGGCCTGCACGGCGTCCGGGTAGGCGTCAGAGGAGGCGTAGAGCAGGCCGCGGCGGCCGGTGCGGGCCTTGATGGCGTCGATGACGGCCCGCAAATAGTTCTCGTCGCCCCAGGCCCCGTTGTCCTTGGCCTCCCAGTCGACGGCCCAGAACACGCGGCCGATGCGGTCTCCGACGACGGCGAGGAAGTGGTCGACCTCCGCCTCGACGCCGGAGCCGTCGACGTAGTGGTAAACGCCCGTGGGGCGGCCCAGGGCGAGGGCGGCGTTCACCTGCTCGTCGAAGCAGCGATTCGTGAACCAGTCCCCCTGCGTCGCCATGACGATCGTGAAGTCGGGGTTGACGGCCGCCAGGTCGATGCCCGCCTGCCAATTGGAGACGTCGACACCGAGCAGCGGCCCGGGCTTGCCGGGGGCGGGGGCCGGTGCAGGAGCCTTCTTCGACGGCGCAGCGGGGGCGGACCCCCCGACACAGTCCGGATGCTGCTGAGCGAACAGGGCGGGGTCGAAGCGGTGGCAGCTGGTCCACGCCCCCCGCGCCGTGTCCAGGTGCGTGGCGTAGGTCTCGACACGGACCTCCCCGCCGGTCTGGTCCCCGGGCGCCCCGTGGATGTCGTCGGTCTCCGAGATCCACGCCTCGGCGACGAGAATGGTCGGGGTCGTGGCCACGACCATGCACACGTGCCCGACACCGCCCTCGTTCTTCGAGGACAGGACGACATCCCCGACCCGGAAGCCCCCCTGCGGGTACAGATCGGCGTCGTCCCACGACACCTCCGTGAAGCCCCTGGCCTCCAGGCCCCCGCGCAGGTTCCCCGTCCAGTAGTCATCCAGGTCGAACAGCACCGGGTGTCCCCACGCCAGAGCCGAGTACGCCTTGTGCAGCCCGTAGTTGATCGCCCCCATGACGATCGTCCCGCAGTCCGCACTGGTGTTCCGGGTCAGGTAGCCCGCGTCATCGCTGTCTCGATAGACGTCGAGCCGGTCCGGCTGCGAGTACCCCACCGAGTACGGCCCCCCGGCGGGCTTGTTCGGTCCGGCCTGGCACCAGTACTGCGCCTGGGCGGCCGAGATCGTTGCGACGTCGGTCATGGTTCTCCTTATGTCAAAACGGCTTGCAGAGTCGGGGGCTCAGGGCATGATGGGCAGCGCCGTCGACAGGGCCCCCGGGGAGGCCTCCAGCGCCTCCATGAGCCACCCCTCGATCGCCAGCCCCGCCGCCTTGGACGCCGCCTTGGCGGACTCGACATGCCCCGCCGTCGTCATGCCCTGCCACCACAGCCCCGGCCGCTCCGGGTGGTTCTTGATGGCCGCCAGCACCTCCGGCTTGGAGGCGTCGTTCGACCGGCAGGCGATCATGTCCACGGCCTTCAGCTTCCCGATGTCCTCGGCGGTCCACGGCCCGGACGGCTTGTACGCCAGGCGGGGCAGCACCTTCAGCGCCGCATTCGCCTTCGCCTTCTCCCTGGCCGCGTTCAGCGTCCCGTTGGTGGCGACGATGATCCTCTTGGCCGCCTGGGCCCCGTAGCGGGCCAGCAGGTACTCCATCATCTTCTGGTCGTACACCCAGTAGTCCGCGATGATGTCGTTCGTCGTGTCCATGCACTCCACGACGATCGGGCTGCGGGCCGGGGCGGCGTCCAGGATGTCGAGGGCCTCGCCGAGGGTCGCCACGACGCCGTTCACGTCCTCGACGGCCTTGAGCTGGGCGATGGTGGAGGCGTTGATGCGCACCGCAGCCCCGCCGCCCTTCGGGGTGATGGACGACACCGTGGACGTCACGAACCTGTCCGCGCCCTCGTCCTTGCTCATGCGCACCGGCAGGGCGACGGACCCCCTCAGGATCTCCCCCTCTATGAGCTGCGACAGCGCCCCCCTCAGCGCAGTGGCCGACAGCGCCCCCCACTTCACGCCCCAGCGCGCGTCGCGCACGTCGGCCAGCGCCCCCACGGGCCGGGCGGGCGTGGGGGGCGGGGGGGGGGGGGGGGGGGGGGGGGGGGGGGG